GTCTGGAACCCTTTGGGCGAATATCAGAAAAATCAAATCTCAACCAGCAGCCGCAGTTAAAATAAGTGCGGATGAGTGCCTTAACAGAATCGGCCCATCCTTCAATAGAATCGCCAATCAAGTAGCGCTTCGAACGCTTTGAGCTTGGCTTTTGAATTTCAGGCAATTGTTCTACATGATGCTTTTGAACTGAGTAGCCTACGCCTGTGCCGCCTAAGAGAAGAAACATCACCTCTGAAAAGGAATGCCAGTCGTCAATGGGGAGATAGGCGCAGTTATAAATACGGTTAGGGGCAACCTCAATGGGCTTGCCGCCAAATTGCATTGATCGCATCGATGGCAGAATCTTCTTGTTATGGACAAATTTATATGCAGCGTTAATCTCGTCCTTCAGTTCAGGATATTTTTTAATGTGCATTTTCTTGTTACGATTAACAAGCTCCTTCCACGTTTCTCGTCGTTCTTTTTTAGGAAGGTAGCGGGCATACTTCATATGCACGGTGATGTCTGATAAGATTTGATTAGGTGTCTGCATTTTTTGTTTTTCCTTCTTGCTGGTTCGTATTAAAATCTTTTTTGCTCTTCTGATATATCTCTACAAATTTATTGACAGGCTTCTTTTCTTCAGAAACGAGCGGAGCATCTAATATTTTAATCTTAACCCTGGATGTGTCCATAAAGATTGGAAAAACTAGCCCATCAGGACCATTCCTGTTTTTGGCTACAAAGATGCGGCCTTGATTGGTGTTCTTATCTTCTATGGTACGTGAAACGGAAAATATCATATCTGCAACGAAACATTTACTGAACGCCTCTGAGATCGATTCCATTGTGATCACCTCGGCGTTTAACCCTGATCGGTTTGTTTGAGAAGCTGTCCACACGGGACACTCGAATTCTTGTGCTAAAGCACGTAGTCCTTCATAAATAGACTCTAACTCGTTCCTTTTCTCCCTATAACTTCCCACTGGTTTGAGTAGATCACCGTAATCTACTATAATCATTCCGATTTTCGTATTATTTTTTTGTAATTTTTCTATATGAGCCTTCAAAGTATTAACTGTTGCAGACTTAGTTGGGTACTCTTTGATAATTAATCGACCTTCAACATCTTTAATGGAATCGTATACCATATCTTTCATAGAGTGAAGATCACCAAGACGGACGCCGCTAATGCAACTATCATAACGCAAGCCGGTTACCTCTTCAGAAAGCTCCAGTGTGTAGTGAACCACGTTGCGGCCTGCTTTCACTGCCTCTGATCCAAGATGGGCTAAGACCATTGATTTGCCTGCGCCCGTTGGCGCGATGACGACTCCTAGTTCCCCCTTACCAATTCCATTCTTAGTAAGTCCGTCTAACTTTTCCCATCCCGTCGATACAGGATTCCTGGCACGTAGCTCATAGCGAAGCTCAAAGTCCTTCTGGAAGTCATGGCCATAATCGCTGTCGAGACCCAAATTCAATGCAGTGTCAATAAGTTTTCTTATCTCATCATACGATGAGTTCTGAAGGAGGTTTACAGACTTTAAGATGGCTTCTTTTAGCTTCTGCTTCTTGCAGAAGTCTAAAGCAGTGCTCTTGATGTATTCACTATCGTTAGAGGCTCGGACAATAGATCGTGCGAAATACCTACGCACCTGTTCTCGGGTGGCCTCTGTCTCATCATCAAGCTCGGTACGAATAATAGAGTCAAATATTTGTGAAGTGGGGTGAACCTTATACTTCTGTCGATATTCAAATATCTTCGATACAAAGACCTTAAGATAATTCAACTCAAAAAAGTTAACGTCAAGAACTTCTTCAATCTGCTCTGAGAATGGCCTATCTTCCAGAATCAGATAGGCTAATACCTCTTGAAAGTTCTTGCCGTATTTAGAGAAACTTATGTTTTCTTTTTGCATTATTGTTCCATATGTGTCTTTCCATTATAGCAAGTTGACTCTTACTTATCAACCGAAATCCGATTAAAAATCTGGTAAAGATCGATCCAGTTAAACTCTCCGAACCCATCTTGAATCATCATCTTTTTTATCTCAGTCTTGTTAAAAGAAACATCGCAATTTTGGATCGCTTCTTTCAAGTATAGCTTGCCTTGGACGCTGATGCTGGGGCTATATAACTGCATCATTTTATAATTCTCTCTTATCAGGTCGGCCCCTTCAATGATATTAGAATAAGCTCGGGCCTTAGAATTCGCATTTTCACAGTGTTTTACAATATCGTTCACTGTGTAAGACTTCTCTTCTGATAGAAAAGGAAATCTATTGGCCACGGTTGTGAGGCCCACGCCTGCAATCCCAGGAAGATTATCGCTCTTATCTCCTACAATGGCCCGAGCAAGGGCCATATTCTGAGGGTGTATCTTGTGGTTGATCAAGATGTCCTTCTCATTAAGAAGTTGCTTCTGAATCGGGCGATACAGAATCGTCTCCGAAGTAAGAAGCTGAAAGAAATCCTTATCGCTTGAAACGATAATTTTCTGCCAACCCTTCAAATGAGGTGAGTTAGCCACATAAGATACAATGTCATCCGCTTCGACCGAGGGGAGAAGTAGTTGGCACACAGGCATAGAATTAAAATATTCCATCAGTCGAATCTGTTGCCATTTTCTGTTCTCTTCCTTCGCCTCGGGGGATAAGAACGAACTATCCCAGTTTACCTTGGCTGGCTTTCTTCCTTCTTTATAATTCTTGTTAATTGAGCGACGACGTTGTGAACCGCCTGGGCCGTCCCAACATATGAATACCCTGTTGGGCTGCGTCTCTCTCATAAGCTTTTGTAATATTTTTAAAGAACCCTTTAGTCCTCCGATGGGGTGTCCATTCACAGACAACGAGGGGTCAACTATCCACGCACGATAGAACATATTAAACATGTCTATCACCAGACAACGATCTTTTTTCACTTTAACCTCTTAGGCTCGGGTAGTCAGAGTTTTAATCTTTTTAATCCTAAAAGCATATACGCCATCAATTGACAGGGCCTGATCAACAAGTTTCGCGACATAAGCCTTGATTTGTTGAGTCGTGTTAAAGAACTTGATTTTAGTTAAAACCGCGCTCTTCCTGTCTGTTATCTTCTCCGATGGTTCTGAATTAACGATGATGATGCCACACAGTGAACGGACTTGGTCGAGGATATCTGAGACTTTAAATTCAGAGTCATAATGAATCTCGACAAGTGCTTTGTGACCGGCTTCTTCTAGTTGTTCTTTGACCAAGCGGCGTAGATTAATAATTGATTGCATATTGCTATAATTAGTGTTTTTTCTTCTTAAATTTCTTTTTCTTTTTATTATTCTTTGGTGGAACGGGGCGTGCAACTTTTACTTTGTTGATAGGCTTCCGAACTACCGTGCGGTTTCCCTGGTAATAATAACGATTAATTGTAATATTACGACGGTTCTTGCGGTTGGGACGCCATTTCCTTCCGTAGCGGTTGGGAAGTGGACGCCAATCTCGATATACTACCGTTGGCGCATAAGCGGGGATACGATAGGGTACGTATGAATACGAGCTTGGAATAGCATCCGTATAAACAATCTTTTCAGGGTATACGACACCCGTTTCCAAATGACAAGCAGGGGTCAAAAAGATCCCGCCACTTAACATAATATATAACACACAAACACTCATTTTATTCTCCTTTTGAATCGACCTTTTCCATTTTTCGGTCATACTTTTTGACGATTTCATCGTCCATTAATTCAAGAACTCTTTGACGAAACTTTTCATTTTGTAACTTTTTAGGCCACGTCTTGCTTTGAAATTTTTCTGATGATCCGTCTTTGTACATTAATGTGTACCAGGCTCCTGATTGGACAATGTTATCGGAACCCATTAAGGCGTGTAACCAACTTTCTTCATCTTGGATTCCAGGTTTTTGTCCAGTAAATAGTATGTTAAAGTGGCATTTTCTCCCTGTTGTTCCAAAACGTGATTTCTCAACCTTTACCTGCACTTGGTAGCCAATCCTATCGTCGCCGTCCATAATGAAGGAGGACTTAGACTTTCGACCAGTCAACCATATTCGCAAAGAATATGCATAATGCATTGCTTTTCCGCCAGGAGTAACCCAAGGATTGGTCATTACCTCAATTCTCTGGGCAGGATTAGAAGCAATGTTGGTTTTAAGCTGATTCAAGACCAAAAA